CAGTTGCATTGCGTTAATATTCACAAAACGAGGAACCACATGAGCGAACTTCACACGGCTCCAGCCGCTGGCCACAATAGCTTCTCCAAGGATCAGCTTCGATCAATCATCGAGCGGATCGAAAACCTTGAGGGTGAGATCAAAGAGCTTCAGTCCGATCGAGCTGACATCTACAGCGAAGCCAAGGGGAACGGCTACGACTGCAAGGCACTTCGGGCCATCGTCCGCATGCGCCGGCAAGATCCAAACGACAGGCAGGAGGCTGAGACGATCCTGGAGACCTATATGCACGCCTTGGGAATGATCTGACTATGAGCCTTTGGTTTCGCTTTTACAGTGGCGTCGTGGATGACCCAAAGGCGCAAATGCTATCACCCGAAATGTTCAAGCATTGGGTGAATGTGCTGTGCATTGCCGCGCAGCACAATGGAGAACTTCCAGCCATATCTGTGACTTCTTTCACATTGCGCGTGAGCGAAGCGAAGGTGGCCGCCATCCTCACTAAGCTCAACGCTCTTGAGTTGCTCGACAAGACCGACAGGAGCTTCAAACCTCACAACTGGGACAGGCGCCAATATAAGACCGATCACGCCGATAATACGAACGCGGAGCGCCAGAAGAACCTTCGCCGCCGCAAGCGTGACGAACTGAATGAGCTAAGAGCGTTACGTGACGCTGTGCGTAACACCCCGTTACGTAACGGAGTTACATCCGTTATGGCAAAACGACCAGATACAGAGACAGATATAACTACTACTTTCTCTGAGGATAGACGATCTCGGCCTTTGATCAGCACCGAAGCCTTGTCGAAATTGAAAGGGGTCTAGCAATGGATAAACAAACGGCAATTTCCGAATGTCGAAATCTTGAAGAAGAATGCAGATTGCTTGCTGAAGCATTTCGTCCATCAGCATCAGCCGGACAGACGATGGTTATTCCGGTTTCCTTGGCCCGTCAGCTTGCGGAAGCTCTTGAGCTTTGCTCCGCGATGATGGGGAAAATTGCTGTTGAGGGACTGCAGCAATGATCAGAGATCCATCGGACGGATCGGTGAAGGAAATCACCAAGGAAGCAAACGAGATCAATCGGTTGGCTTCGAAAAATACTTCGGAGGAAATCACCCCTTCGGGATTACCGACAGCATCAACCCGGCCGCAAATGATTGCGAAGCTTGAGAAATCCCGCGAATGGCTGAAGAACTATCACGAACGGGAAGGCACGAAATGAGCGAGTCTTGGGAACATACTAGAAAATCGGTTCTTCGACTGAAGAACATTTGGCGGAACGCTGATGAAGGCACCAAATATGATTTGGCCTTCTGGTGTATCGGTCTGGCATTTGTAGGTTTGGCAATCGTCGCTCAATTTGGAATGAATGGCGCGTTGTTCTGTGTTGGAATGATTTTCTGGCGTGCCGGATGTGTCGGCCTCGGCCTGCATGGTGAAAAATGACCCGCCAAAAGCGCCGACAACCTTACGATCCCGCCGCAGCCAAGATCCACGACCGTCGCGCGACTGAGTTTAATCGCGGCATTGGCGGCCATGTCGCCCCAATCGAGGTCGACGATCCTCTCGAACAAGGGGCCAAACTTATGGTCATGCGCTCGACCCGTGGCGACCCGTTGGGAGACCAGCATGCGCGCAAAACAATCTCTGAAGCGCAGTACCAGGCTGGCAGGATGTTTCAACAGGACTTTGAAACGGCAGAGAACGGCCCTAGAGCGATTGATCCGGGCAAGGAGTACGTGGATGGCGGGGCACTGCCAGAACCTATCAGTGAGCTTCGTATGCGATCTGTAGCCCGTTTGAACAAGATCGAAGCTGCGCTGGGAATTGAGGGATCGGCCATCGTGCATCAGGTCCTCGTCTTCGGCTGGACCATGCGAGCCATTGCCGGCGCTCGCGGGCTCTACGGACGAAGCTGGGACGATTATTTTGGGAAACGGTTTCGCTGCGCGCTCGACACCATGGCGGTGATTTACGGGCTGGCGATGAGGAAATCATGACCGACGAAGAGATTGAATTTATGGTCATCAGGATTTGGGGATTTCTAGTGCTGATGATCGGGATTGTCATCGGATGGCAAATTCGAGGATTGTTGTAAAATGTGCACAACTTCAGAAAAGATTGCCCCCGGGGCAAATCAGTGCAACTGACTATAATCGCAAGCGAGATTTGTGGTTTGGTCCCGGATGGCCATGCTCCTCCCCGTGCCGCCGCCCCGTATGGTCCTCCCTGTACGGCCTTGGTGAAAGCCAAGGGGGATCGCCAAATTCAAAGAGGTTATCATGCCGCTTAAGAAAGGCGCCAAGCCCGGCTCCAAGGGTTTCTCATCCAACATCAAGGCTGAAATGACCGCAGGCCGCCCGCAGAAGCAGGCTGTTGCGATTGCCTATTCGGAATCTGGCGAGAAGCGCAAGCCGACCAAATCACGTCCTGGCGGTATACTGGGCGGCATCGGAAAGAGATAATCCATGAATGATCGTGACATGAGATTGGAATGCCTCAAGATCGCTTCGATTTTTATTCCAGGTAGACCAGCGAATCCGGATCCCGAGAACGTCATGAAAATGGCTCAGCGGATGTTCGATTTTGTATGGGGAAATGGCCTTCCATCTGGAATTAACGAACCTGCTCGGCGAGAAGCTCCAACCACCAACATGATCGGGGCTCAGGGTGGAAATCGAATAGATAACCCAAACTGATCCAAATGGCTAAAACCCCAGCAGAAATTCGTTCTTTCGCGCGCCAGCATACGCAAGCAGCTCTTAACGTATTGGCCGGCATCATGAATGAGCCGAAAGCGCCTGAAACTGCCAGGATTTCTGCAGCCAATAGTCTGCTTGACCGAGGATGGGGAAAAGCTGCCCAAATTGTTCATGGAGATGAAGACGGTGGACCGGTTGTTATCACGTGGCAACGATAGTCATCCCCTATCGGCCTCGTCCGCAGTTCGAAGCCTATCACGACCGCACCGAACGCTTTGCCAAGATCGTCGCTCACCGGCGCTTCGGTAAAACCGTTGGCTGCATCAACGACAAGATCAAGGCAGCTCTGACCAACACCAGGCAGCATCCTCCGCCCCGGTACGCCTATATCGCTCCGACCTATGCGCAGGCAAAGGACGTGGCTTGGAGTTACCTGAAGTACTATTCATCGCCGATCCCAGGAATTGACCCGCGCGAATCTGACCTGAGCGTTGAATACCCGAATGGAGCTCGCATCAGGCTTTATGGCGCGGATAATTATGATCGCCTTCGCGGCCTGTATCATGATGGCGTTACGATCGACGAACCGGCGCTCATGGATCCGAGGGCATGGCCAGAAGTCATTCGACCGACTCTTTCGGATTATTCTGGCTGGGCTACTTTTATCGGCACTCCTGCGGGCCGTGACTGGTTCTACAAGGTAGACCGGCTGGAGGACGGCAGCTCGGCCGATGGCTGGTTCAGACGCATCCTGAAGGCCAGCGAAACGGGTATCATTCCGGCTGAGGAACTCGCAAGCCTCAAGGAGGGACTGACCCAGGATCAATATGACCGCGAGTTCGAATGTTCGTTCGATGCGGCAATCATCGGTGCTTATTACGCGCAGATGATGGCGAAGGCCCAAGCTGACGGCCGGATTGGACGAGTGGCCGCTGATCCACTGCTACCGCTGCGAGCGTTCCACGACATCGGCGGGTCGGGTGGATTAGCAGATGCCTACACCATCTGGATTACCCAATGGGTAGGGCAGGAAATCCGAGTGCTCGACTATTATGAGTCGGTCGGGCAAGTCCTCGCCTATCATGTCAACTGGATGCGAGCTCGAGGCTATGAGGCGGCAATCAACTATCTGCCGCATGATGGCGTCGAATCCGACAAGATCACCGGCAAAAAATACGAGGATCATTGGCGCGAGGCCGGGTTTAAGGTTGAACCGCCGGTCAAGAATCAGGGCAAGGGAGCTGCGCTCCGACGTGTCGAAGGGTTGCGACGCATTGGAGACAAGATCTGGTGGAACGAAGCAACGACGGAACCTGGCCGCAATGCGCTGGTTCACTATCATGAAAAACGAGATGAGACCCGCAACATCGGCCTTGGCCCGGAGCATAACTGGGCAAGCCATGCAGCAGATTCGATCGGAATGATGGCGATCTGCTATCAGCCGCCGGCTAATGAGGCGAATTTCAACAGGCCGATGAACTACGGCAATACAGGATGGAGATAATCAACATGAGAAAAACTATCGCAGTTACCTTATCGGAAGGCGGCCCTTGGATCTCACATGAGGCCGCTAAGTCGGCACGCGTGCAATCTGTTAATGCCGTCCTATTCGAGGACGGTTCTGTTTGGGATGCCTGTGTTGGGTTCCGTAGTGATGCATACAATGCATTTGGGCGACCCGGTAAAGCTTGCCCTGGATCGGCTGAAATGCCGTTGGCGGCGATGCCGTGAACGGATGGCGCTGAATGGCGATGTCACCGGAATTAATCCGCGCGAAGTGCCTGACGCTCGGAACCCAGACGGCGGCAAATGCTGAAGCAGTGGTTGCAGCCGCCAAGCTATACGTCGAATTCATCGGGACTGACGAGGCGGATTTCGCCAACAGGTATTCGGCCTTGCTGGCGATGACCACGCTGATTCCAGCCATTCGCAACCCGCTCGAGATCGTCAACGGGGCTGGTGTCCTCTACCGGTACGGCAAGGGCGAGGACTGAATTTGCCAAAAATGGACCTGACTGACCTCAAGGCGATGCTTTCGGCCGAAAAGGCCAACTCTCTAGCCGCGATGTCAGCAGCTCAGCTCATGGAAGAGCGCGCCAGGGCGATGGAATACTATCTCGGCGACATGTCTCAGGACATGCCGGCGCAGGATGGCCGGTCGCGGGCAGTGTCCACCGACGTCTCTGATGTGATCGAGGGCATGCTTCCTCACTTGATGGACATCTTTGCGGGATCTGACGAGGTGGTCAGGTTTGAGCCTGTCGGCCCAGAGGACGAGGAAGCGGCGCAGCAGGAAACCGATTACGTCAATCACGTCTTCATGCAGCAGAATCCGGGCTTTATGGTGCTGTATTCGTTCATCAAGGACGGGCTTCTGAGCAAAACAGGGCTGGTCAAAATCTGGTGGGACGAGGACGAGCGCGAGGAACGGGAAACCTACTATGACCTGACCGAAGATCAATATGCGCTGCTCGTTCAGGCCGTTGATATGTCGGATGGGGCAATGAAGATCGTGGCGCATTCGCAGGAGGGTGAGGACGAGGCTGCGGAGCCCAAGGAAGAGGAGGAAACATCATGAATGACGCTTCCGCAGCAATCGTGTTTGTTAGAATTGGTGGTGTGCAACATACCTTTAGCTCTGAAGATCAATTCCGAGATGATGTTCACAGAAAAATAAATAACGCAGTAAAAATATTGTTCCAAAATGGATATCGCAGATTCCGCATATCTATGCTGCCAAAAGATAGCGATTACAACAAATACAAGATAATGGCTTGGCCGGCATGAGTATTTCACTGACAGAACAAGAGATGAAGGATATCTTTCATTCTTTGAAACATATGCGTGCCGCTTTGCTGAAGCTGGATATCCCGCTGGAAGATCTTCCGATGCTGTATCGATTGGAAGTTCTAACCGAGCGGTTCAAGCAGGAGGCCCCGATGGTTGTCGGAGCGGCCGGAATCTCTGTAGGGCCGCGTCTTACCATGGCCGTATGGCGGAAGCCGTCCTAATGGATGCCATGACGCCTCCTGCCATGCTGGCGCCACCTACGCCCCAGCAGCAGATGGCTGCGATGCCTCCAGTTCCGCCTAAGCCTGTCACGCATGACGTGACGATCATCACGACTCGTAAGCTGGCCCGGGCTCGCGTGATGGGTGTTCCCCCGGAAGAGTTCGGGATCGAGCGCGCGGCGCGCAACATCAAGGATTGTAATTATTGCTTCCATGAAGTTGTGACCAAAACGCGGGGACAGCTGATCAATGAGGGATTTGATCGGGACCAGGTTCTTGGCCTGACGGCGTTCAGCGGCCAGAGCCCGAACAACGTTGAAACCCTGGCCAGAGATTCGGTTCAAGAGCATTTCATCACGTCCTCGGACGTCGATGCTCTGATGCAATTGGTTCGCATCACCGAGCACTATATCAGGATGGACTATGAAGGGCGTGGAACTCCATGTCTTTACATGGTGATAACCGGAGGTGATCAGGCCGATATCCTGAAAAAGGGCGGCAAAGAGGTTGTCGAGCCGGTTGATGTCATTCCATTTGCCGCGACCACTCCGGTTCCGATCACGCATCGATTCTTTGGCCGGTCGATCGCTGATCTCGTCATGCCGACGCAACGAATTAAGACTGCGTTGCTAAGAAACGGGCTTGATAGCCAATATTTATCAACTGGCGCAGATGTTGAATTACCGGAGGCAGCGAGTGGTCCAAGTACGATTGACGACTTGCTTGGTCCCAAACGTCCGGGTCGAGTGATCCGTACCAAAGCGGCGGGTCTTTTGAAATGGCAGGAGATTCCGGATACATCCGCCTCGGCGTTTAAAGCAATGGAGTATATGGATAGCCTGCTGGAGTCTCGTACCGGCTTGGCCAAGCAGACGCAGGGCTTAGATGCCAACGCGCTGCAAAACCAATCGGCTACCGCGGTGGCTCAGGTATTCTCGGCATCTCAGATGCGGGTCAAGCTGGTGGCCCGGATCATGGCAGAGGGCGTGCGGGAAATCTTCGCGCTCCTGCATCATACGATCAGATCGCACGGGCAGGAAGAACAGACCGTTCGGCTTCGCAATAAATGGGTGCCAGTCGATCCGCGCAACTGGAAAACCCGCGACGACATGACAATTAATGTCGGGCTTGGAACCGGTGGCAAGGCCCAGCAGTTCGCTCAGACCATGGCGATAGCCAATGTTCAGAAGGAAATGCTGGCCGGCGGCAAGTCGAATTTGGTTGGGGATCGGGAGCTATACAACACTGCGTCCGAACTCACCAAAATCATGGGACACAAGAACCCGGATCAGTTTTTCAATGATCCGACCGCCAAAGATCCAAAGACTGGGCAATTGCTGCATCCGCCTGCCCCGCCTGCCCCTGATCCAAAGTTGCAGGTCGAGCAGCTCAAGCAGCAGGGTCAACAGCAGATCGCCCAGCAGAAACAGGCTCACGATCAGGCGACAGCCCAAGCTGACATGCTGCATCAGCAGATCAAGGCTCAGGCTGATATCGAGGTTGCCAAGGTCAAGGCCGATCTGGATGCCAAGATTGCGATCATCAACGCGCATATCGCGGCGATCCAGGCCGAGCAGAAAATGCGGCAGGGTGCTCAGGCACATCATGCCGAAGTTGTTTCGAAGGTCGTCGATATGGCGGCTACAGCCCATGCCCATGATACGAAAATGGAACATGCACAAGCTACGCATGAGGCAAAATTAGAGCAGATGAGGCAGAAACCGGAGCCAAACAATGCAAAATGATGAAGACCTGATCAAATTTCTCCGCGACAAGACCCACATGGCGCGCTTTGGCCAAGGCGAGATCAGGGAAATCCTGGAGCGGCTGCGCTCGGAGGGTTGGGATATCGTCAAGGCTCCGGTCGTTGCTATGGCCGAAGACAGCATGACGCTTGCTTCGAAGCTCGTTTTTGCGATGCCCATGGCAGACCCTGCGACCGCGGTGGATGGCCCGCAATACCATGTAGCTCTCTCCGGAGAGATCGAGCGATCTGATGCGGTCAATGAACCGGTAAACGCCCAAGTCGAGGGTGGAGACGTCCCGGATGAGGACAAGATTATCTGATGATCGACGAACACAAGCTTCTTCGCGATCAGGCCAAGGCCTCCCGCGCGCAGGAGTTGATTGAGAACGAACTGCTTCAGGAGGCTTTCAAGACGCTTGAGGACGCCTATACGTCAGCTTGGCGCACATCGAGCGTTGCCGACACCTCAGCACGGGAAAAGCTATTCCTAGCAGTCAATATCATTGGCAAGGTCAGGGATCACCTGACTGCGGTACTGAATAACGGCAAGCTTGCTACCGAAGAGCTGCGGGCGATTGCCGATACTGCCGAGCGCAAAAAGCGCTACGGAATCATCTGAACTCAGGATCAATTCATGACCGACAAAACCACGCAGTTCGCGGGGAATACGAGCCATATTGCCTTGATGCAGCGCCCTTACGGGCCGCGCCTGCATATGGACGAAAATTCGGTAACAGCGGCTCCTGAGCCGCTTCCGCTGCCCGCTGATGCTCCGGAGAGCTTCGACAGCCCCGAGGCTGCAGCCCGCTACATGAATGCGCTTCCTGAGAAGCGCCAGAAACAACCTGCCGAGAGCGCGCAAGCCGCGACCGCAGATACAGAATTGTCCGTTGAGGACGACGCTGGCCCGGAAACGGTCCCTGGCGAGACGCAGGAGGCTGATCCGGAAGACAATCTTCCGTCCATCGAGCCCCCGAGGTCTTGGACGAAGGAAGAGAAGGAAGCATTCAAATCCTATCCCCGCGACGCGCAAGCATTGATTTCTGCGCAAGTGGCTAGACACGAAGCTGATTTCCTCCGCCGTTCAAACGAAACCGCTGAAAAGCTCAAGGGCCTCACGGTCAAGGAGCAGCAGGCGGAAGAGGCAAGGCAGAAGTACGAGGCCAAACTCCCCGAAGTCATGCAGGGATTGGTCGACGTCAACAACCGCGACTATGCCGACATCAAGTCACAGGCCGATATCGATACCTTGATCAGGGTTATGAATCAGCTTGCGGCGACCGATCCGGTTCAGGCCCAGCAGATCAACGCATATCTGACGGGCTGGCAACTGCATCAGGCCAAGATGGCGGCCACGAAAGCGGAACTTGACCAGACCAATCAACGCAAGACCCAAAAGGAACAGGCTGATTGGGCCGAGTTCATCTCGACGAACAACGCCAAAGCTGCAGAACGCATTCCGGAACTTGCTGACCCCGAAAAATCACAGGCGCTGACGACCAAGGCCGGCGATCTCCTGCGAACGATCGGGTTCACCGAGGATGATCTGAATGGTTTCCAGAGAGGCGAGAAAATCTCGCCCTATGACCATCGCATGCAGGATCTCATTTTCAAGGCGATCCAGGCACAGGACATCCAGCAGGCCAAGGCAGCGATCCCCGGCAAGCTTGCCAAGCCCCTCCCTCCCGTCCAGCGGCCCGGTGTGGCGCGCGGCCCTGGTGCCGGCGTTTCCGAGCGTATCCAAGCCCTCGATTCAAAACTCACAAATTCCGGCTCACTTGACGATGCATTCGCCCTGCTAAGCGCGAAGCGGTCACAGCGCCGGGCCTGACAAAAGGACATAAGGAACTATGGCACTCCCAACCAACACCTTCGCGACGCCGGAAGCGATCGGCAATCGTGAGGACCTGTCGGATATGATTTATCGCATCGATCCGACCGATACCCCGTTCATGTCGTCGATCGCCCGTGAAAAGGCGACCGCCGTCAATCACGAATGGCAGACCCAGGCTCTTGCGGCGGCCGATGGCACCAACGCCCAGCTCGAGGGTGATGATCCCACGACCAACTCCACGACGCCTACCGTGCGTCTCGGCAACCAATGCCAGATCAGCTACAAGGTTGCCCGTGTCTCGGGTACCCAGCAGGCCGTTCAGCATGCCGGCCGCGACAATGAGCTGGCCTATCAGGAGATGCTCAAGGGTCTTGAGCTGAAGCGCGATCTCGAAACCATCCTGGCGGGAACCAATCAGGCCAAGGTGGCTGGCGCCGACGCAACTCCCCGCAAGACGGCTTCCGTCCTGTCGTGGATCAAGTCGAACACCTCAAAGGGAACTGCGGGCGGCGCCGCCGATCCGGCTGCGGCTGATGGTACGGGTTCCAGGACTGATGGCACCCAGCTTGCCTTCACCGAAAACCGAATGAAAACCGTCCTGTCCTCGATCTGGACCAATGGCGGCAAGCCGGGAACGATCATGACCGGCGCCTTCAACAAGCAGGTGTTTTCGACCTTCACCGGCCGGTCTTCCGCGATCGAACAGGCGTCAAGCAAGAAGATCGTCGCATCTGTTGACGCTTACGAAAGCGATTTCGGCAAGCTCAAGGTCGTCGCCGATCGCTTTCAGCGGGCTCGCGATGTCCTGAT